GTTGCTGCCGAAGTCGGCATCGACAACCCCGAGAAACTGGTAAAGAGCGCGCCAGGCACATCGCAAATGCGCCAAGTCAAAAAGAAAGAAAAATAAAAATGCCAAGTTACAAACAAGAAGAACCAAAGAAAGCCGGAACCTATTTCGTGGAGCCGGGAATCTACCGAGTCGAGATCAAGAATGCCGTTGAGAAGATCAGCCAAAACGGCAACGACATGATCAAGCTCGTTTGCAAGGTGCTGATGAAGGATGATGTCGAGGGGCCAGAAGTCTGGGATCACCTTGTCTTCACTTCAAAGGCTTCGTGGAAAATCGATCAGTTCCTTGCCAGCATCGGCCAAGCCGTTGTTCCCGGTGAGGAAGTCAACGTCGAGGCGGCTGATCTGATCGGCACTGTCGGCGTGGCTGAGATCGGCGAAGAGCCCGGGGCCACCAACCCCGATCAGAAGTTCAACAATATCGCTCGATGGATTTTTGGCGATGAGTTGAAGTCATGGAAGGCAGGCGCGCCGAAGCCTGCTGCCGCGAATCCTGCCGACAAGAAATCCGAGGACGATATCCCGTTCTAAATAACAAGGGCCGGGGCGCGCATGGCTACAACGCGCAAACACTCTACACATTTGAAGATTAGTATTCGTTTGACTATATGCGCGAACGACGATGCGCCAGTGGGGCCAAGGCTGCACAGGGATGGGAAACCATTCCCAAAGCACCAATACACCTACCCTGACACACCAGAAGGTCGCGCACTGGCCGAGCATGATATGGAAAGAATCAAACAATATGTCACAGATTACGAACAAAGTTCAACTTCTCGAAAACGCTCTCGCTAGCTATCAAGCGGCGGCGAACGAGTTGATTGCAGAACTCAAACGCCAGCGCAATGAGTTGCTGGAAGAGAATGCGATGCTGCGCGCTGATGTCGCCAAGCTCGACAACTTTTTAGCCAACCAAGATGAATAGCGACACACCAGAGACAGACAAAATGATGGCGGATTGGATTCAAGGGATCGCACAAGAAATTCCAAACTTTGTTGAAGCGTCCCGACGCCTTGAGCGCGAGCGTGATGAATGGAGAAAGGCTGCTTTTGAAATAACTCGACAAGCAAATAAATCCAGAGAAGAAATAGAACGCGAGCTCGACGAGGCGAGGGCAGAAATTGAACGGCTGCAAAAAGGCGGATGCGCCCGCGACCAGAGGACAACGCAATTTTGCGCCGAAGCGGTGAGCGCGCTCAGAGAGCGAGACGAGGCGCTGGAACTCGCACAGCAAATGTCGGAGTCGAATCAGGTTCTGCTGGCTGATGTGCGATTTTATCGCAGCGCATGGGAACAATTAAAGAAAAAAAACCATGAATAATTCAACCTGGCGCGGATACCCTTTGCGGTGCTGGCCCAACCATCAGGACGATTGCTATCGCTGGGATTGGGAAATCCAGATCGATGGCAAGTGGCTGGAGATTGTCACGCAGGCCACTCGGTTCGTTGAGGGTGAGGCGGAGGAGAGTTTAAGAAGGCATCTTGACAAGAAGCGCAAATTGCAATAGACATTGCACCACGGGCCGTGAAAAAGCCCATCACAACATGCAACAACCATTTTACCCTTCGCGCGACTCGGAGCCTTTGCATGGGCCAATTTTTCAGCCGGGAAGCGCGAAGGGTTTTTCTACACAATGAATGAACTGGAACTTCCCGAACACGAATTGGAAATATTCGTGTGGCGGGCCTTGACTAAAAATAAACGCATCGATTGCGTCTCGGTGGCAGAAGAAATTCTGCCGAAGGGGGCGCATCCCGATTATTGGGCCGCAGCGAAAAAGCTCGGCAATCATACGCTCGATCACATGGCAATGCGCGGACTCGTTTGGAAGGACGATGAAGGCTACTGGTTTGAAACAGGGAGGGCGGGATGGACAAAATAGAAGAAGCCCGCGCCAAGCTGCCGCTGCCGGAACTCATGCGCGAGATGGGCTACGGCGAATTCGCCAAGTCGAGCGTCAAGTCCCCATTCCGCGACGAGAAGTCACCGTCATGGGGAATCTATGAATCCGGCGGTCGTTGGAGATTTAAAGACCACGGAACCGGCGAAGGTGGAGACGAAATAGACTTTATCGAACAGGTCGAAAATATCGACCGGAAGGCCGCGATTGATAGGTTCTGTGAATTGGCCGGAACGCAAAGACGCCCGCAGCGTCAAGAGCAAAAGCCGCCGCCAACAAAGTATTCCCTGAATGGCTCAAGGCCGCTTTGGGACAAGCTGCGCGAAGCTGCCGACAATGATTTCCTTTCCAAGCTAGCGATCACTCGCGGCATTGAATTTACGACAATGGAGTGGGCGCGAGATATTGGCATCCTTGGCAACAAGGACGGAATGCCGGCATTCAAGAATGGCGAAGGGGCGCACCACAAGGCTGAAAGCGGATGGAGGTTTTTCCCGCAGGGAATCGATTGTGAGGCGCTCACATTCGGAGACAAAGAAAGCCGGGATGTCTATGTTTTCGAGAGTCAATGGGATGCCCTAGCAATCGCCGATGCCATCGGAATTGAAGGGGCGGCGAAGAAGTTTTTCGTTGTCACTCGCGGAGCTGGAAACGGCAAGCTGGCAGGCAAGTTCTCTGATGGGAAAAATGTCTACGCTTTCCCACAGAACGATCAAGCGAAAGCCAAGGGCAAAATCCCAAGCGAGGACTGGTGGGAGGATGTTGAGAAAGCCTGCGAGGATGGTGCGGTGCTGCGCGTGCGAGTTCCCAAGAAATACAAAGACGCGAACGATTGGGTGCGAGATGGAGCAAAACAGGCGACTATCGTTTCGGCGATCCAGAGCGCATATGATCCCGTGCTTTCGACTGTGGAAGTTCAGACCTACGGCGAGTTGTTCAAATATAATCCCGCAGAAGACAAGACGATCCTTCTTGGAAACCGCTGGGTGTGTGAAGGCGGGCAGTTGCTGCTTGTGGGCCAATCCGGCATCGGCAAGTCGTCGCTCTCAGTGCAGGCGGCAATGTTCTGGGCGCTGGGACAGCCATTCTTCGGCATCGCGCCCGTGAAGGAGTTGAAGAGTCTATTTGTGCAAGCAGAGAATGACATCGGCGATATGGCCGAGATAGCGCAGGGAGTCTTAAGTCATGTGACCCAAACATGCAAAATACCAAGGGACGAAGCGTTAAAGAAACTCACCGAAAACATCCACTTCGCCCGTGTCACTTCCCATGTGGGCGACGACTTCCCGAAGGTCGTCAGCCGGTTGCTCGATCGCTATGGAGAGAAGAATTTAGTATTTGCTGATCCGCTTCTTTCCTATGTGGGTGGCGATATTTCGCGGCAGGATATCATGTCACACTTCCTGCGGCAGCTTTGCAATCCGCTGGCTTTCGAGCGCCGGTTTGCGTGGGTGTTTTCACACCATACCGGGAAACCCCAAAGCGACAGCAAGTCAAGGAGCCATTGGAATACCAATGACTTCGCCTACATCGGCATGGGAAGCTCGGAGCTAACGAACTGGGCGCGTGCTATTGCCGTATTGCAGACAACGAAGCACGAAGGCATCTTTAGGCTACTCCTTGCCAAGCGTGGCAAGCGGGCCAATGTTGTCGATGAGTTTGCACAGACAGAGACAGAAATCATTCTCAAGCATGCCGACGCGGGGCTTCATTGGGAGCCGGCAACGATCCCCGAAGATGAGCAAGAAGCGGCAAAGGGGCCAGGGGCACCGTCAAAGATCAATGAACTCATCTACGCTGAAGTGTGCGCATTCAAAGAATCGTGGACAGGCACGACAAAGCAACTCTGGATCGAAGTGAAAAAGAAGTGGGGCATTGTGGGCAAAACATTCAAAAACTATGAGAAAAAACGGCAAGAAAACGGGGCAGGGAAAAAATAGGAAAAAATATGGAAAATATTAATTTTTTCAACCCTGAAACACATGGGAAAAAATTAAGGGAAAAAATCCCCCCTAAAGGGGGGGGATTTATTTCTTCCTCAATTTTTATCCCAGTGTGTTGTTTCTTCAGAATTGGAATTATTTCCACGCCGCAAAAAGAAGGGCAAACAATAATTCTCAAATGAACTGCCCAGCCTGCAAAACCCCAACCATAGTTTGCGACTCGCGCGAACAACCTGACGGCTCCACCCGCCGCCGAAGGATGTGTGTTAACGGTCACAAGTTCACGAGCAAGGAAACGCCACTGCTCACCGGCTTATGCCGGCACACCCTGCTCAAAAAATACCCAACGGCATTTTATGCTTGGCAAGCCCGGCGCAAGCGCGTAAACAAAGAAAGCCTGCGTGCCCATCTGTGCGAACATTGCGCGATGTGGCACTTGACACCTGTTGAAAAAACAGATACAAACTTTCAACAAACATGAGCCGCCACGAACCCCGAGACGCCAGCGATTACGACGAGGCGAGCTATGAAATTGATTTCGCGGCGGTGTGTGATGGTGAAGCTGATGCGTTGCAAGGTGTGCGGTTGTTCCCTACCGAAGCCCCCCTGTCGGCATACCGCGAAGCGAGCGAGCGGCTGATGGGGACGCTCAATCGCTTCATCACCTTTTTTAGCGACCACGGTTATAGCCGCAGCAAAACGCTCTGGGGCGTGGCTTATGCTCTGGGCCATCCATTGACGGCAGGCATGTCGATGCTTGAAGCCGCTAGGCACCTGGGTTGCACTAAGCAGGCGATCAGCAAAATAGCCTGCGACTTTCTCGCCGAGACGGGGCTTCCACCGTCACCGGCCCTCAAATCAGAGGAAGCAAAAGAAACATACAAACTGACAAATGGAAATCGTAGAACAACAAACAGCAACGCTCACGCTTGAAGCTATCGAGCAGAGAGCAAAGGAACAATACACGCTGGCGCAGCATCTCGCTGCCACGGCAAAGGACGCCGCACGGGATGCTGTGCTTGCCATGGCCGACTGTGGGCAGATGCTGCTTATGGGCAGGGAACATGTCCGGGGGCCGAAGGGCGAGTGGATCGTGGGGCTGGGCATACCCTTGGCTGACGCTGACAAGGCGGTATTCCTTGCGCGTAACCGTGAGCAGCTTGAACTGGAACTCTGGCCGCAGGACATTGCCAAGCTAGGCGCACAGTTCTGTGGGTTGCTGCCACCGCCAGGCTCGGCCAACCGCAGCGAGCATGATCCCGAACGAACCACGGGCGCGCCGAATCACTGGTTGAGTTACGCAGGGAAGCTCAATCGCGGGCTCGTTGAACTGTTTAATTCTCGTCCTGTGGCTGAATGGCGGGATGATGAGCGGAACAACGTCAAACTCGCGCTGAAGCCGATTGTGGCGCTTTATGAAACTTTGTGAGTTTACAAAATGCTGAAAAGTTTTTTGAGCGCGAAAAATTTTTTGGAAAATTTTGAAAAATAAAAAATGGAAAAATATTTTCAAAAAAAAATTTCCGAAAAAAATTTTTCAAAAATTTTTTGGAAAAAATTAGAAGGCTTCCGCAAAAATTCAATCTATGCGGGTAACCAAACT